AAGCAAAATATGGGCACTGGTGGCTCTAATCGAGTTTTAAATTATCGTACTGGTAGGTTTGCTGAGTCGGCTAACGTAGAGAGACTACTAGAATCACGCGAAGGCATGATTACTGCTTTTTATTCCTACATGCGCAATCCATATGGCACGTTCGCCGAAGGCGGTGCCCAAGAATCCCCGGCCTCGAGAAACCCTAAACTCCTAATTGCTCAGTCAATTAGAGAACTAGCAGGTGCTCAGGTTGCTAATAGAATGAGAGCTGTGTTAGTATGACTAAGCGTACTTCGATTACAAAAGCTTTAGTAGAAAAACTAAAGACCGCACTAGATGGTACAAACTATACTAGCAATATCTTCAATAATGCTTACCCTAAGATCAAGTTTTGGGATGAAGTCGAAGATTTCCCTTGTATTTATGTAACGCCCGGTTCAGAAGCCCGAGAATATATGCCCAGTGATTTTACCTGGGGATTTCTAGGCATTAGCATGAAATTATACTGCCATGGCGAGTTTGCCCAGGAAGAACTAGAACAGTTATTACAGGATGTTGAAGACGTCATTGACGCAAATAGAGTGTTGGTATACGATGATACGAACAACTACGAAACAACCGAAATTTTATTAACCTCAATAACAACAGATGAAGGCCTCTTAGCGCCTTACGCAATTGGAGAGATAAATCTGCAAGTGCGTTATGTAGTCATGTAAATAGGCAACCGCCACCATAAAGCTCTAGTATAAGGGGCTTTACCAAATCAGGAGATATAAATGGCAAATTTTAACCTTGTACGTAATAGTAGAGTATTCTTTACTACAAACGTAAATGCAACAACCGGCAAAGCCGCAGATACCCTATACACCACAACAAATTCCCAAGAGCTAACTATTCTTGATGGTTTTAGCTTCTCACAAACAACAAACGCAGATACTGTAACACTTAATGAAGCCGGTACCGCTCCAGCTCGTGGACAGCGCTCTTTCAATACTTCACTAAATCCTGTAGACTTTTCGTTTAGTACTTATATTCGTCCAAATATAAACACAACAGTAAAAGCCGAAGAAGCCTGTCTATGGAACGCTCTATTTGGTAATGTTGCTATCGGAGCAACCCTTGTTGGTGCTACAGTAACGGGTTCAGCAACTTGCTCTGCTGCTACTTATACCGCCCCGGTACTAAATGTTTCAGGCCCTAGAATTGCTATTACAATGGCTGGTGTTACTAGTACTACTACAGCAGGATCAGCAACTGGATCTATTCTACTTGTTGGTGAGATCGTTACTATTAAGGGTGCTGTTGGTCTAAATGCTAACGTATGTAATGCTCCAGCAAAGGTAATTAGTGCAGCCGGTGTTATTGTTTTAGAGTACCTAAGTGAACCAGCAAGCGTACCAACTACAACAAACTTTGCATCAGCTGCAATATCTTTTGTTCGTTCTTCATGGGTTGAAAATGCAGCAGTTGCAGCAGATACCGGATATGTTGCGGCGTATACTGAAGCTAACGTTGGTCGTTCTAACATAAATCAGCTACTACCTTTTGCTTTAATGATGACTGTTGACAACATTACTTATGCTATTGACAATTGCGTTATGGATCAGGCCACTATCGATTTCGGTTTAGATGGTATTGCTATGGTACAGTGGACAGGTAAAGCCTCTGGTTTACGTCAAACAGACTTCACGATCACATACGGCGTCGAGGCCAACCCAGTAATCACAGGTATTGCCGGAACTGCAACAACTGCAGCAGGTACAATTGCTGGTAAGCTAGCTATTACAAGTACTAAGTTCATTACAAACAAGCTAAGCACAGTAGCCCTTATTAGTAAGCTATATGGTACCGATGGTACAACTGCTGGCGATGTATATACTATCGCTCTAACAGGTGGTAGTCTAACTATTGCTAATAATGTGAACTTTATTACGCCAGCTAATATTGGTGTTGTTAATAAAGCTTTCGGGTACTATACCGGTACTAGAAGCATTACTGGTTCACTAAATGCATACCTAAAAACTGGTACTCTAAATTCTGCAGCACTACTAGACACACTACTTGATGATGCTGGTACTGCTGTAGAACCTAAGTACTCACTAACACTATCGATCGGTGGTGCAAACAACCCAGTTCGTGTTGATTGCTATATGCCTGGATGTAATATTCAGATCCCTACAGTAGATGCTCAGGCTGTACTAAGCACAGTAATTAACTTTACTGCTGAAGGTGTTGATGATATTAGGTCTGCTCAAGGTTACGATATCGAACTTCCTAACGAATTACGTGTTCGTTACTTCGCAGCTTAATTAGTTTCATAGAGAGCAGCTTGATCACTGCTCTCTCTTTTTGTTTAATATAATAATCAGGATAAAATCCCCATGTCAACTGACAAAATTTCCACTCTATCACTAAAGTCACTACTAGTTCCTAGTAAGTCTATTGAAATGGACTTTCCAGGCTTTAACGGTTTTAAAGTAAATCTAAGTTTTCTAAGTCGCGAGACTTTAGTAGCCATTCGAAAGAAGGCAACAAAGATTACCTTTAAAAATCGACAGCCAACAGAAGAACTAAATGATGATCTTTTCCTAGAACTTTATGTTCAAGCATCTGTTAAAGGATGGTCGGGCTTTAAGCTTGCCTACCTAGAACAGCTAGCCCCAGTAGATCTAAGTAAACAGGATCTAGAAGCTGAGTTAGAATTTAGCGATGAAAACGCACTGTTTCTAATGAAGTCTAGTTCGAACTTTGATTCGTGGGTAAGTGAACAGGTCACAGACTTGGGAAACTTTCAGAAGAACAGCGCGAACAAATAAGTAACCAGCTAGAGTCTTACTACCAAAATGCTGCGGTAGGAATGACAAAAGATAGTTACTTTGAGATGTGTGAGGCACTAGGATCCGAACCACTAGATAGCGAAATCCCTGTGGAGTATGATGACTTTCCTGTAGAAGTACAGGAGTCCATCAGAATCTACAATAATCTTCAGGACAACTGGGATTACATGGGAGGTAACTATATAGGTAAAAATCTTAATGGCTTTAAAGATATACTAAGTATTTTTGAAGTAGATCCTCAGGACTACCGCGCTGTTTATGAACTGATTATGCGTATTGATCGAATTCGAGCAAAAAGCATACAAGATAGTAAACCAAAAACCTAAAAGCCCCTTTCGAGGGGCTTTTTTGCGTTCCGACCACCACAAAAAATAACAAATTGACTTTTAACGCCCTTAGTGGTATAATTGTTGGTTAGGTATAATCACCTGTAAAATTTTTGCATAGCTGGAGCAATAATGTCAAATGATATTAAAGTTAATATAGTAGTATCCGATAATGAGACCATAAAACGCACTACTACTAGTGCGGAAAAGCTACGAGCAACTTTAAGTGAAGCTGCAGCTTCTGCAACTAATACCTCTAAAGCATTACATTCGGCTAAATTATCAACAGGCGGAACTGCAGGGTCTAGATCCTCGGGTGCCCAGCCGGGTGGCGAATCCGTTGCGTACGCGCGATCACGCGGTACTATAGGTACCGGAGCTGAAGCGCGTGATTTTGCTAAGCAATCAGAAGGATTGGGTGGACTAGTAAGACTATATGCTACTTATGCTGCAAATATTTATGCAGCAGGAGCAGCATTTCGCGCCCTAAGTGAAGCTGCAAATACTGCTAATATTGTGCAGGGCTTAAACCAATTAGGTGCCGCCAGTGGGGTAGCTTTAGGGGGTTTATCAAAGAAATTTGCAGATGCAAGCGGCGGAGCAATTTCATTTCGTGAGGCCATGCAATCTACTGCTGTAGCAACGTCTGCGGGTTTAAGTAGTAAACAGTTCTTACAACTAGGTGATATAGCAAAGAAAACTTCGCAAGCCCTAGGTATTGGTATGAGTGATGCTGTAAGTAGACTTACTAGAGGTATTACAAAACTAGAACCAGAACTTTTAGACGAACTAGGCTTATTTACTAAAATAGGTCCTGCAACTGAAAATTATGCTAAAAGTATAGGTAAATCTGCGGCTTCTCTAACCGACTTTGAAAAACGACAAGCATTTGCTAATGCTGTTTTAAAAGAAGGTAATGATAAGTTCAGTGAAATCGATATTCCTACAAATCCTTATGATAAACTGCTAAGTACTTTAAAGAATGTTAGTTTTACAATATTAGAACTAGTTAATAAAGCACTCACCCCCTTAGTAACTATATTAAGTGAAAGCCCTGCTGCTCTAACTACGATTATAGCAGGATTAGGAACAATGATTCTAAAGAGCGCGTTGCCCGCACTTGGACATTATAAAACAGGACTACGAGAAACTGCAGATGCATCGCAGAAGTTATGGGAGGGCAAAGCCTCCGCGGCAGCTAATGCACTCGCTGTGGTTAAAGCCAGTAATAAGAAAGAAATCCTAGCCGAGCAAGAGAAGATTGCTGAGATTAAGCAGGCCAGAGTAGAAGAATACCAAAGTAATCTTAGAGACCTGGCTAAGGGTACTACTACTAGAGGTACACAACAGAAGTTACAAAGTATTTTAGATCCATCACGTGCAGTAACTGATATTTCTAAAACAGAAATTAAATGGTTGGAAGCTCGTGGTAAGGGTAATACTGTATTAGCCGCTACGTACGCTCAAGTAGCCGTAGCAATCAAAGCAGCTCAAAAAGCCGAACAAGATTATATCAATACCGGAAAAAAATTAGATATTAAAAATGCACAAGCTCCCGGCAGATATTCACAGGCAACTCTTACAGCCATTGCAGCAGAAAAAGCTCGTAAAATAAGTACTTCAAAAAATATTATTGCACAAGCAGGCGAAGATACTAGCACTCGAGGCCTAAGAACAGCATTTGTTAATCTAGGTAAATCAGTAAAAGAAGGTGAACTTGGAGCAGTAAAAAGTACTTTTACGGGTATTGCAGGTGCCGCCAGTATAGTTACTACTAAAATAGGGGGAATAATAAGCTCTTTTAGTGGATTACTGCCTTATTTAGGTTTAGCAATAGCCGGTTATCAGCTATTAAGTAGTTGGTTGTCTAAAAATTCAAAAGAAACCGAAGTATATAATAGTGCTTTAGATGATTTGACAGAAAAAACAGAAACAGCTACTAGAGTACAGAAATTATATGGAGAAACTCTATCGGTAGCTTCCATACTTGCAAAAGCCACTGCTATTACAAATCTAGCCGATAGCGTAGAAGCAACCAGTAATGCGTTAAAAGAAGCCAATGCTAAAGCAGGCGGTTTTGATAAGTTTATTGATGGATTTTTAACTGTTATCGGTAAAGATTTAAAATCGAAATTCACTAATACTATGTCGTACAGTATTAGTGAAGGACTAAAAACTATAGCAGATCCTGCGCTACGTACACAGGCACAGGATCAGATAAAAGCCTTACTAGATATTAAAGAAACTACTAAGGAAGCAATACAGTCAGCGCTAGATTCAACAGCTACACCAGAAGAAATACTTGCCAAAGGTGATGCAATATCTAAAGTAATGAAAACTGTTGCTGCTGCTGCAGATGAAGCAGCTAAACCATTAAAACCTGTTAAAGAAGGCTTTATTGTTTTAGAAAAAGCATACACTGAGTTAGCAAATAGCTTAACTAATAAAGATCTACTAACTACTTTTGCACTTGCTCTTATAAACCAGTCTAATATACTGAAAGATGCTTTTGGATCAGTGCAGAACACTGTAGCTACTCTAAATGAAGTACTACTAGATACTGCCAAAGTAAGTAAGTTCCCTCAAGAAGCTAGAGATAGTATACTTGATGCTGCAGCTAACTATAAGACTTTAAAAGACTCAATAGATGACGCTAATAAAGCTAAAGCTGCGGGGCAGTCTAAAGTAGATGCAGCTAGGGGCATTCTTGCACCTTATGCAGGTAAAGCAGTACCAAAAGAAGTATTAGAAGTAGTCTCAAGACTAGAAATAGAAGGTTTGGTAGCTATAAGTGCTGCATCTGATACTATTAGTACAGCAAATGATAAGTTAGCTAAAATTAGTACTAATCTTACTACTGGACTTAATGCATCTATGGCTCAGGGTTTTAAATATATCCAAGCTCCATTAGTAACAGCAATTGCTATGGCTAATATTAATTCACAGAAAGCCCTATTAGGTGCTCTGCCTCAAACTGCAGATACTGCAAAATATGCTGCACAGCTAGAAGTAGAAGCAATT